GCTAAATATACATCTATGGATTCCAGACACTCCAATGTCATTTTATTATGACCAGACACTTCTAATATCCATCTTGTATAGTTTGACAACTTATAAAGTTTGTCACTGTATAATCCTTCAAACTTCAAGTAACGATTTTCTCTCTCACCTTTATATAATGAATTACTCTCTATGTCTGGAAATCTCCTGGCTAGAAAACCATAATCATAATTTTTATCATCACAAGTGGTAGCAGAAGCCAACACGGGTGATTCTACATCCCAATTAAGTACAGTTTCAAAGACTGGCTCACACATGTCCAAGAATTGAATATTTGGGTATATCAGATGATTTCTCATTTCAAAGAATTCAATAATAGACTTATAATCTGAGAAATCAATTATGCCCAAGTCCTTAGAACTTGCAAATTTCAGATAATTTTCTCTGTTATTCTTGAAAACATTCTCTCTAAAGTCAGCCATCCTTCCTGAATTCCTAAAGAAAGACCTTGAAGTTTCCACTTTCTTTATTAATCCATCTATGATGCTAAGTGGAGAGTGCTCAATAAACATTGAAGTTATTCTACTGTTTAGATTGCATCTAAATAATTCTAAATAATGATTGAGAACTTCATCCCTTTTATCTGCAATCTTAGATATGCTTTTAAACTTTTCATTCAATGGTATTCTCTTGAGATATGATAATATTTTCTTAACTGTCATTGTATCTAATGTTATTATATTATTAGATGATGGATAAACACTCAATAATGCACTCACTTCCTTAGACTTATCAATGTCATTTCTTGATAATCCAAAGATATTATTGAAAATAATATCACTCACATTAGAACCCCCATTGTATAGATTCATAATAGAATATATAAAATCTGATGTTCTTGTGACTGATACAGAATGGCCACTTAGTGCCTGGTACAAGAATGGCGTAGCTCCTAATCCCCCCCAAGATTCAGGAGTGAAAATCAAGGCTATATATAAGGATGTAAGGAATTTATCATGGAAGATTTTACTCAAGACAACCCAATAATTTCTTGACTTGACAGTAATAGATAATACTGATTTTAATGTATCATTCAGGTAATTCATTATCCTATCCTTGACATCATTTTCCCTCTGTAGTCCCATTTCTCCTCTGATTCTATAAAGGAAATCTCTCATATCTTTCTTTAATGATTGTGCATTGGTTTGTAACCATTTATTAGCTTGATCAGCACAACAGGCTTGTATCACTGGATCTAATTTTGTAACCGGTATGAAGCTATCATTACGAGGTTGTATTATAATTGAGGAAAATGATTTACCTGATATTTGAATCAGGTAGAAGTGTTTAATCAAGAGTGCTATATAAGGGGTATTTGTTTGCTCCATAGCAGAGTTTGTTGAGGAAGATACAGCTTGTGATTCTGTTGATTCATTGAAGAAAGCATTCTCAGTCATGCAACTGACAGACAAGAGCTTCTTAATAGTAGAATCTGCCCTCATCCCGTCAAAGTAATGTCTTCTCAGCATTGTAACTCTAGTGTAAGACATAACTGTTTGACTAGGTTTTAAGATAAATCCAAATTTCTTTGCATGGTTTATCTGATACTGATAGAATATATTAACTAGACTTAAATCGTACTGTGGCATACTAACTAAAATGTCCACATCATCAGAATACACAGCAATTTCATCTAGCTTCAAAGGTGAATCATCTCTTGAGCTATCAAAGATTGTACACGTAACAAGGGTCCAGAAAGGATTCATCCAACCTTCAATCCCACCTTCCTGATTCATTACCATATGTACTCGATCTATATATTTATAAGTATAAAATACATGTAATGACTTAAAGATATTTGGTATGGTCTCCAGTGCTGTTATTCCTGTTATATTAGCAATTTCCCTTGACAAAGCTGACGTATTATTAGGTTGCATGGATTGGTTATGCCCTTCTATATCAGCTAGGAAACTCCAGATGTCCTTTTGCGTGACCTTTT